TGCATGTCAGCAATGGACGCGAATCTCTGTCCTGCTGTAACTACAATTCCCATCAACTGCAATAATGTAGCTGAAGGTTCTTTGTATGGTAAAAATACAAATGCATCTTTTAGATTACCACCTGGTGTGTCAACATCTTTAAATTCTCCAGGTTGTATTGGTGCAGCGTCGTCTTTGACTCTAACACCTCGTTGTTTAAATCCGGCTGGTAAGTTTGATAACGTACCTGCGTCTAATAATTGACGGAGAGCAGACGTTGCCGTTCTGCTCAAACCGCCAATCATATGAATGAGTCCAAAGCCATAAAACCCTAGTCCTGGCAGAAATTTGAAGTGGACGAAATATTGGATTTTATTTCTCAGTGGATCATTGGGCGCATAGTTTCGTCTTATCGACAAAACTTTTTGACTACCTTCTTCGATTGTTACGACGTAAGGTAATTTTATTCCAGTTGGCTGTCCATCTTGGCCAACATCTTCGAAACCTTCTAAATCTAAATTAACATGACATTCTAATAATGTATAAACACTTTCAACTCTTGTTGTTTTAGAAGTTCCTTCTAATTCTCTTTTCTTGTCATCTACTTGATCTGCATTTACAGCTGACATTGGTTTTGATAATTCAATGTCAGAGTAAAAGCCATTGACCTGCTGTTTTCTTAAGTCATTTTCAGACATTTTTACAACATGAATCACTGCTTCCGCATCATCTAATGAGGTAGCTGTATACGGAACAACGAGATCATCTGCAGGTATAAATTTTGATACGGCTCTTCCTAAAAGATCGTCATAATAAACTTTCTTAAAAGTAGAGCCGCTTAAGGGTAGATGGAATAACATTTGATCAAACTCTGGTTCATATTCTTTCATCTGATCCATGAGTTGATAATTCATAAAATCTTTAACTCTTTGTGATTGAGCTTCTTTGGCAGGATTGGATACTCCTAAAACTTGAGTTCTAACTGGACCATCTGCTGGTAATAATTCTTTGTAAGCGAGTGCTTGAAACTGTGTAACTGCTTCTGCGAGTACTGGGTGCGTTGCGCCCGAAGCTCCTTGAAAAGGTTCGTTTCGATTATCGTATTTAAATCCTAAAAGATCTAAACCTTTAATGTAAGATTGTTCCCAATCTTTTCTGGACATTTTATAGTCCGTGTAATTTTGTCTTAATTGAATTCCAACTGGATCAATAACTGTTTCTGGAAGTATATCGGCTAGGTTATCAAAGTGAGTGGTTGACTGAGCCTGGTTCACGGCTCGTGGATCAAAGTTAACTGTAGCACCACCTTCTTCGTCAGGTGTAACTTCTACAGGTTGTTGTGGTTGTTGCTCCGTAATGTCGACATCGGTTGGTGCCTGTGCGCCAGGTACTTTTATCTCGTGTCTAATGTTCGGGAGCGATTTATCTATATCTGCCATTTATACTCCTAGTAATCTTTATCATTAATATATAGTGAACGCAAGCCCTGATGCATGGGTCCTCCAGTTGGTGGTAATGCACTTGGTCTTCTTATTCCTACTATACCGCCGCCTGCCATATTAGCAACGCCACCAGCTATTCCGATCTTATCCTGTAAGTCTAAGCCTCCACCTTCATAAATTAATTTCCATTTTAATTTCGTTGCTTCATCTCTTGTTATTGGTTCACCTGCTTGCGCAGCCTCAAACATGAGGTAATTCTCTATTCCTTCACCAGTTATATCTGATTGTGCTTTTGGTCCACCTCGGGTTGCATATGGTACTCCATATCTGGGATCTTCAACTCTTTGATGTAATTTACCTTTAGGTAAATAAAAAGAAGGTTCTGTCGGTCTATCAAATACAGTAGTTCTAAAATCTAGAAAGTCTTGATATCTTTTTTTATACTGAGTAGGTTTATCGAATCGATCTGCATATTCCTCATCTTCTCCAAAAGCTCCTGCTTCCTTCATCTTTTCAAAAACTGCCACCTTATCCTTTTCAGCTTGAGCACCCGTAGCTTCTAGTCTTGTCTCTACGTAAGGGCTATCATATTCCAACTCTTTATAAATTTTATCCATTCCCCCTTCGAGATTTATTCGGGTGTTAAAATTACTTAATTCTGTTCTTGCTTTGAACATAGCTTTTTCTCTTTTCTTTTCCCAACCAACCTGTGTAGTTGGATCCTGTTGGGATGCACTAAAAAGATTATCGTATAAATCTAATTGTTTCTCTAGTTTATCAACATTATCATAATATCTTTTTACATTTTTTCTAATTCCTGTAACATTTCCCTCTTCATCTTTAATCTCATACTGTTTTCGTTTTTCTGCATCTTCTACCCAGCCAACATATTTTCCATCTTTCCACATGCTAGGATCCATGAAACTGTACCAAGAATGTCTCCAAATATCCGCTGCATCCTTACCTTGAGTATAATTATAGGCGGCATAACCTCCTTCTAAAATAACATCTCCAATAAGTCCTCCAAGACCAAAAATAGCTTTTAAAGCTCCCCCCTTACGAGCCATTTTCGTTCCGTCTATGAATTTTTTAGCCATGGCTCTTGAGCCTTTACCTTCAGCAAGTAAATTTTTCTCATGCTGCATTCCTTTAAGATGACAGGCAATGTCTGGAGTTCCACCATCAGATTTCATGCAAGGGAATTTTTTAATCCATTTTACGAAAGTTTTATTGCCTAAAAGTTTTTTTAAAGCAAGTTTTCCTTCTGATTTTGTCGGGTCTATTCCTGCAATTCGAAGAGCTTCTGTTGATTTTTTAATTCCCCATTCTGGAAAATCAGAACCTGCTTTTCCAATAACCTCTTTTCCAGCCTTCCTATATGGAGTATCCATTGTATCAATATTTAATCTACCACTGTTAATGTCATTTAACAGTTTTGTATTTTGCTTTATCCATGCTTCTCTGTAAACATCTCCTGTTTTTCCTTTTAAATCTCCATAAATTTGATTAGCTATTCTTTTTCGAAGATCTTTATTTTTAACTTGTCTATAAGCAGAATCTAAAGATTTATTAACAAACTTGTTTTGAATTTTAAAATTACTATAAGGTTTATCTTTAACACCACCTAGTGCATCATCATGTCCAATAGCCATAAATTTATCAATTTTAGAGTCTTCCAATAATTTTGAAAATTTTATTGTGTTGTTTGGATTTTTGGGATCAGGAATATCAGTATCTAAATATTTTTGCCATTCGCTTGCTATCTCATATACTTTATTAAAATCTCCTGTTTTAGATCCTAATTTTACTAAATCTTTTTTTCCATATAAAGTTCCATTATAAATAAACTTATGTTTTTTTGGATCAATTATTCTTAGACCTCTTTCATCTACTGGAAGAGATCCATAGTCAATCGGCTTTCCTTTTAAATCTGTTATTTTTACAGGACTATTATCATAGTTGCCTAATTTAAAATTCCTATCTGCACTTCTTACTCCAAATTGCCATATTAAAGATTCAGGAAGACGCATTTGGGAAGATCCTGCAACTTTAACACGACCAAATCTGTTTTTACTAAATTCATAAGCGTCGTTAAAGCCCTGACCAATAAAATCATTGCCATATTCTCTTGCAACATAGTCAAACACATTTTTTATTTTGCCTTTTGATACAAAATTCTGAGACTTATACCATTCATTTTTTGCTATCCCATTTTGTAAATTGGCTCTTGAAATTCCATCTTTTCCATTATCAACCAAACTTATAATAGTTTTTTTAATGGGTGAAAGTCTAATTTTTGTTCCCGGAGATGCTCCTTGAGTAAAAACTGATCCAGTTGCTTTCTTAACATCTTTAATTTCAACATTGTTTTGAACCATATAATCTATAGCTTTTGAAATTTTATCATCCATCTTATCCATACCATCTACTTTCTTAAAAAGATCTTTTGTAAACCAACTCAACACTTGTCTTTTTTCCCCTTTTTTGAAAAGACTAGATATACCATCTGCTCTAACTCTTTTGGCTGTAGGCTCGGTAAATACTTTATCTAGAATATCAAACTTATTTGTGTATTTAATATTGTTTTGTGCTTGATCTACTAATTCAACTAATAATTTTTGTTTTAATTCATAAGGTGCTGATTTTAAATTAGCATAACCATTACGTCTTAAAAGATCGATAGCTTTTTCACCATCTTTTCCATAAACTTGTTTAAAGTAAGTTGTAGCTTCTGATACTTGAGACATATTTTTATTGTTAAAAGCATCTGTATAAAATTTTTTATAATCATTAAAAATTTCATCCGCTGCATCTTTTCCAAATATACCTTTCCATTTCTTTTTCTTAGGAGGCTTTGCTACACCTGTGTATTTTTTTTCAGCAGATTGCCATTTTCTCTCTCCATTATACCCCGGTCTCGATCCATCAACCGATGGTGAAACTAACTGGCCACCAGCGTACATGTTCCGTGGTCCGGGATCCCTGTGCGCTGCAGCGAATGCATCGAAGGCACCTTTAGATGATCCTGGTGCAGGACGAGATTGTATATATCTTTCCCAAAACTTATCCATTACTCACCTAACATTCCTGCAAGACCGCCCGCGGATAACGAAACACGGCCGCCTGTTGCATGTCCCTTTTTGCCTTTAGGATCAAGATTCATAAGATCTACGATTTGTTCTAATTTTTTATGTCCTTTAGGATCAGTTTCTTTCATAAATCTTGTAAATTCGTCAGCAACTCCTTCATCAGAAATATTTATAGTTCCTGTTTTTTTAATACCTTCTAAAGTCTTTGTAGGTTTGGATAATCTTTTAAGTTGTAGCCTTTTACCTAGATCGCTCTGCACAACTCTCAAAACTGCTCCATAAATTTCAGATCGTGTAGCGTCATCAATATCATCAATGAGTTTACCACCAAAAGCTGCTGGATTATTTTCAACTAAAGCTTCTGCTGCCATTTCTGCATCCATTTTATAATCTCCTGTCGGGAAAATATCATCTACGGCTGCTCTAACTTTGTCTGAATTTTCCCAGACTTTAAGTTTTTTTGCTGCTTCTCTTTCCTGAAAATCAGCGATTGCTTTTCTCAACTGTGTTTTTTCAGCTAGTGGTTTTGATGTTTGTCCAAGTTTCGTGGTTCCTGGAAAGAACTCATCCATTAATTTTGCAAGTCCTTGTAATGCCGATTTGCCCTTGCCTAACGAAACACGGCCGCCTGTTGCATTAAGCTTACGACCTTTAGTTTTTAAATTCTTAAGAATGTATTCTCCCTGTAAAATGTCTTTATCGGTCACGCCATGAGGAACGGGACTTTTAAAAGATTTTTCTAAATGTTCAAATATAGGCGCCGCGTGTGGACTGCCTTTTTTACCTTCTTCTATATTTTTTAAAAATCGTTGTCTTGTTTTTGCCATTTCCACCCAATTCTCAAACATTTCTATTCTGCCTGCTTTCATTTTATTGAAATCTGCTTCTGACATAAGATTTCTAACTTCTCGAGGAAGTGATTTATAATTTGTCACTTTTAAATAGTCAGAAGGAGTGACACCTTTATCTTTTGCCAAATTTTTAATAATCGTTTTAAAAATTCCACCGCCCCAAAGCATACCTACTCTGCTATCGGATATACCACCCTCGTCTAACGGAACACGGCCCCCGGATGCGTACTCAGGAGTTGGCCAATCATCAAAATCAGTTGGATCAGGACCTGGTCCATATTTTTGTTCTATATACTCCACTTGTTCCATTTGATCTTCATTAAGTTTATTAACCTTCTTTTGTTTCTGTTCACTTTTTAAAAGTTTTTTAATATTTGGTTTTTTACCTGTTGCATAAGATTCTAATTTAGTTGTGTCTGTTAATAAGTCATCAACAGCACCTACAACATTTTCTCCGTCCCATTCTATATCACCCTCCCAGTTAGTAACACGTGGTTCTGATTCTACAGCAGAGAATTCTGGTTTTGTCTTAGTTCCTTTTTTAGAACCTTGTTCAATAACTTCACCTGCTTTATAATCTAATTGAATTGGTGCTTCACCCATATTGCCGCTTGCATGATATTCTACTCTAACACTACCATCATCTAAATTTTGTGTAACTGTAATTTCATCTGCATACACATCTTTAGGATCACCTAATTTTTTATTATGAACAATCTGTCTTTCCTGTGTAGCCAATTTTGTAGTAACATCATCACCTTCTTTAATAACTTTATTTACAAGAGGCTTGAACCACGCTGGCATGCCGTCAACTCCTGCTTTAATTGGAACTGAAGTTACATCTGCAATTTTAGCTGCAGGTTTTGCCCATTTAAAAAATTTACCAAAAAAAGGAATTGATGCAAGACCTGCTGCTAGTTTTAAAAAGCCTCTACGTTTAGGATCAAATTTAGTTCCGTCTTTAA